GAGCCGCCTACGGAATTGTCACCTCTAAAAAAAATCGCTGGACCTAAGTCATTGTTCGCTGGACTGCTTGAGTTTCTAAAAAGATTTATTGACGGACCTGCCGCCGTACCAGCATCAGTGCTTTCAAGAGTAATAACGTTACCAGAAGATGAGGTTGTAATATGAAGGGGCGTATCCGGTGACGACTCGCCAATACCTACGCGATTATTACCTGCATCCACAAAAAGCATATGGCTTGCGCCATCAGACTCGACGCGGAAGTCGGTGTCGTTGCCGTCATCATTTATAATGACCTTACCGTCTGAATCAAAACGAATAGCGTTCGTGCTTCCACTGCCCATGCGAACAACGAGCGCGGAGCCTGCGCCGGTGCTGTTGATGTAGTTGAACCCGTTGTAATCAAAAGTAGCTTGGTTTCCGCCTGCGCTAATATCGAAGTTTCCCAGAGTCCCACCAACTGTGAGCGCATCCATTACAGCAGTACCCGTTACGTCGATGCCTGTAGAGGTGGTTTCTAGTCGCGTGACGTTATCGTGTGCGAGTAGCACAGACCCGTCAGCAGTAAAAACTCCCATCGTTTCGCCTGTATACTTTTGTATGCTGAGGCTTGAGTTTGCCCTTATTCGCAAATTTCCTGTGCCAGCGTCATCAATGTAGCTTGCAGACCCATCATGGTAAATCTGTAGGTCTTGTGACCCACCAAAGGTTGCTTTAGCGTTATCCGCAAACTCAAGCGCAGAGTCTGAGCTATCCCACACCACGTTGTAGCTTGCGCCGGTCAGGGTCAGGTCATCGCCTGAAGACATGGTAAGGCCGGTGCCGCCAGACGTGTTGCCTGCAACCAGCACTTCCGCCAGCGTATCGGTGATGCCGGGGTCGACGTTCGCCATCGCATCAACGACTGCCGCGCCAGAGCCTGCTCCGTCGAGATAGACTACGGCTGTCCTGCCAGTTGCAATGGTGACGTTCGCACCAGAGCCTTGAGAGATAGCGATCGACTGTGAGCCGGTTGTCGCATTCTCAATGAACATCACACGAGACAGCGTGTTGGGTGCAATCGTAAGCGTACGGGTGGCGGTCAATGTTGCAGACGAAGTGACCTTGAAATAAAACGAGCGCGCCGGATCACTGGCGCCATCCGCAACTGTCGTGGTCGCGTCAGCGTCTGAAGAGAAGCAATTCTGAGTGTTATAACCCAGCGCTTCGCCGATTAGCTCAAGGGATGTATTGGTGGTAGTACCCCACGTTCCCGAGCCTTCACCTGTCGCAAGCTCTGTTAGACGCAAGTTGTTGACATAAGTTGCCATAAGTTTTTCCTCTTAGGCGGCGTCCCGCCCTGCTTCAATTTCCGTCCAAGTCGGATCTTGTGTATCGTCTATCGTACTATAGCTCGGCGTCTGTGAAGTAGATATTGCCGCATAACCCGCAGACTGGCTATTGTCAATCTCAGACCACCCCGGTGACTGGGAATCATCTACCTGATTGTAATTAGGGTCTTGGTCCGTGTCTATCTGAGACCAAATAAACAGTGAGCCTACCGCAAAATTAGCCTGTACGCCCGTCAACTCGACAATCGAGTCCGCGCTAGTCTCTACTGCGCCGACCGCAGAGTTGATTTGCTGGCCTGTAACCGACACGTCTTGACGTATCTGAATGACCACATCACCAATGGCAGAGTCGATTTGCTGGCCATCTGGCGTGACATTTGCCTGCGCAACGACGCTGACATCACCAAGGCTTGCGGTCATGCTGACGCCCGTCACCTCTACAAGCGCTACCGCATCAACCTCAATACTACCCACCGCAGACGTGGTTTGCTGTCCCGTAGGCGTTACATTGGCAATACCAGTGACTGTGAGAGAGCCCACCGATGCCGTTGCGCTGACACCTGTCGGTGTAACGTCAGCATTGGCTTGAACTGTGACAGAACCTAACGATGCGGCCATGCCAACGCCAGTTACTTCGACGTTTGCTACGCCGCTGACTGTCGGTGCGCCGACACCTGCTGTGGTCTGCTGACCGTCTGGAGTGACGTTTGCTACGCCAGTGACACTGACCGCCGGGTTAAAGCCAGACGTAATACCAAGGCCGGTGACGTCGACATCTGCGGCCGCCCTGACCGTAGGGGTGCCTAGCTGAGCTGTGGACTGCTGGCCATCCGGGGTGACATTAGCAAGACCGATAACATCGACACTGCCGACCGATGCGGTTGCGGATTGGCCATCTGGAGTGACGTTTGCTTGTGCATCAACCGTTACTGAACCAAGAGCAGAGCTGACGCTGAAGCCTGAGACCTCAACAATCGCCTGCGCAATAATCTGCACGTCTCCCAGTTGAGACGTGATTTGTTGACCAGTAGGGGTGACATTAGCGGCCGCGACAACCGCAAGGCTACCGATTCCACTATTGATTTGCTGGCCCGTAACTTCAACCGGGAGAGCAGTGCCCCATGCACCCTCGCCCCATCCGCCACGGCCCCAGCCGTTGATGTTAGCCATCGTTCATCATTTCGAGCGCGTCATCCAAATCAGAGACAGACGACGTCATGATGTCGCGGATGGACCCGCTCATGAAATCTGTCGCCAACGATGCTTCGAGACGGTTGATGACTTCTTGTATCAGTTCTTCGGCAGTCATGGTGCCCTCCTATTACAGCACCATCATACCCTTAATGCTGAGTTGCGACAGCCTGATATTTCCGCTTCTTAAGCACCTTTTCGACCTGACGATAGTGCCATTCCTTTTCCGCCTGCAAGGAATTAAGCTCTTTTGCGATGTATTTCAAGCCTCGGCCGCGATTTCGTAGTTTGTGGATAACTTTGATCCATTCCTGCTCTTCGGGCACCTCTTCAAGGCGCACACGCTTCTTATTGCCGTGCTTTTCTTCCACGGGACGCCATCCGTAGGGTACGCCGCCGCCGATATGGTAGCCACGAGAGGCCCAGTCCATTTTGCCTTCACCAAAGCGATCACGAATGTTGGCGTGTTCAATCTCAGCCACAGCAGAAAGCACCATCAACATGATCTTGTTGACCATGTCATTCATGTCAAACCGCTGGTCGATGCCGTGAACTTTGGCACGTTTCTTGTGCACAATCGGCATATCACCGAACTGCTCACAGAAAAATAGCTGGATACCAATCTCTTCCAAGATCGGAATAGTCGATAAAAGATCCTGAGCTGATCGGGAAAAGCGATCAAGGCGCGTGGCAATAACGACGTCGTGTTCCTCAATAACGTCGGTCAAGCCTTTGGATGCCGGACGCTCAAGGATGTCAGTAGTGCCCGAGACCCCATCATCAATGAACCACTGATCAATGGCTCGGTTGTACTTATTAATGGAAAAGTTAGTGATCAACTGCTTTTGCTGATCAATTGACACGCCAGACCGGCATTGCTCCTGCGTTGAGACGCGAACATAGCCGTAAATGCGGTGCTTGTACTCTCGGGGTTGAACGATCATTTTATGCCTCCTTTGTAGCCATAGTCTGCCATTTCTTCGTGCAGACGCTTCCAATCGATATTAAGCGGATGGTGATCCTCCGCTCGATCAGCAAACATGGTAGAGCCATCCTTCTGAAGCTCTACAGCCCGATAAAACTTGGGTACACCATCATAAACAATGTCCAAGCCATGCAGTTTGCAGGTGCGGCGCACCCGGTTGTAGTAGCGCTTTTTCTCCTGAGCGTTAAGCACGGACAGCCTCCTTATCCGAGACTATCGCCTGAGCAATCTGCTGACGAATCTTCAAGATCTGCTCGATCGTCTCCTTCGGATGATTGAAGTCCTGTATCAAGGCACTCAGCTCAAGAAGGAGCAGGTCAGCCTGCTCCGTGGTTATTTCTATTTTCACAGCTCCCTCCTAGTGGTTGATGTTCCATGTGGAACAATGCGGATGGTTGCACAGGCCGTGTCGATGTGCAAGTCTTTGTATAAAGTTATTTTTTGTGGCAAAGTACCAAAACTAATAGCGTGTCGATGTATACATAAGTGTATAAGTGTGTATAATAGGAACTGTGATCGGGATGGGCCTGATCGCTGATGCCAATGGAGGGCATGGTATGCAAATTGGTTTCCACAAACAGCATGGCCACAAAAAGGTGCGCTATATGCTCGATAAGCCAGAGGTGGCTTACGTGTTGCTTGATCACTGGGCAGGCAACCAGAGCGACCACGACATGGCGCGGGTAGCCCGCTTTCAGCGTGACGTCGAAACCTGCGGCTTAACGCTCGCAGAATTCCTCAACAAAAAGTGGGCTGGCTAACAGCCCCAAGGAGCAATCATGAGATCTCACAAGGGACCTAACGTCACCACCGCTGAGCGCGACCTCGTTATCAAGTGGACCAAGCGATGCTTGAGAGAGCTCGCGAAGAAGGAGCACGAGTTGGTGGACTTTCACCTGCGGCCTCAGACAGTCGCTTCACTTCAGGCGACCCTCATGGTCAACATCAAGGCGCGCAACCAGCGAAGCAACGGTGGCCGCAACCAGATCACCATCGATGTACGGGACGCCGAGATTCGCGGCAAGCGGGAGCGCTTCGGGGAGTACAAGGCTTACGCCAGCGACCCTGTCATTGGAGACATCACGATCTTCGATCAAGAGCAGGGCATCGCTGTTATCGTAGCCCACGAGGTAGCGCACCATGTTCAGTACCGCTACGGGCCCTACACCCGCTGGCTCAAGAAATCCTACCGCAAGCCTCACGGGCGCGGTTTTCAGGACATCTACCGGATCTTACGATCCAGAGTGGTCAACCCGTTTGTAGAAGACTGCCTTCAGGAGGCGGCGTGACCCACGAGATTGAAGAGCGCATACTGCGCTTGCTCATGGGAGGCTACCGGCAAGACGAGGTGGCCTCGATCATTCAGATCGAGAATCCAGCGCTTAACGAATTCGACCTCGAAGACCTACCTCACCACATCCGCAGGATTGCTAAATAGGCTGAATCGCCTCGATGCCGGGGCGCTGAGTCTCTAGCAGAGCATCAATATCTTCATCCTCACGGCCACGACCTTTTTCGATACGCTCTATCAAGCCAAGAATGCCGCCGGTGACTCCCTCGGATACGGCTTCCAAGCCTTCTAGCGCGGGTTGCACGTAGGGCGCGACTCGTTGAGCGGTGTCAGACTCTAATAAATCACCGATGCCACCCATGATGCGCTGGCCATAGGCTTCGGCGCCGGGGCTGGCCTCGTAGTCGACAAGCGACTCTAAGCGACCTTGTGCACCACGCACCGTCTCGGGGTCCAAGCCAAGGTCGTAAGCGGTCCTTCCACCTATCGATCCAGCAACAGGGCGGAGGATCATTGCGTTCAATGCGTCATACGCGACCTCGGGCCCGTAACGCATGAAGTCACCCACCTCCTCAAGAACACCACGCTCTTCCCCAGAACGTCGCGGTAGCTGACCAATACCCTCATTGATCGGCACGTCGCTGGCCTCAGCCATTTCCGGCGCGGCTAATCCGGCTAATCCTGCGGCCGCAAGGGGCGCCATGAACATAGTCTGGCCGGTCTTTGCGCGCTCAGCTACCGTTTCGCCTGTAGGTGTCTTTTGATTAAGGTCGATCGAGGGGCCAGTTATGGTCTCGCCGCCGTAATCAATCCTAAACGTTGTCTGACCGGGCTTGGAGCCAGTAACCTGCTTGATCGCTTTCGGGATATTGACGTCGTACTGGCCCCGCAGTCCTTCTTCTCCCCAGCGGTCGATCTGGACCTCGCTAGGAGAAAACATCACTTTGTCGTAGCCTTCATCGGCCGCGATGGTGACAAGGCGCTTAACGGCAAGCTTGTTCCAAGCATTAGAGTCGCGGACAAACGGTGCGGCTTGGGGTTTTTGGGCCTCGATTCGCAAATCTGATGGGAGGCCGGGTCTAACAACGTCCATCGATTCTTCGAGAACTTGCACGAAGTTTCTAGGCAATCCATACGACTCTATCGTTGTGTCTAAGGATGCTCGCGCCGCTTTTTCGGCGTTATTCATTAACGAGCGCAAACCCTCTCCGGGGCTACGGGCGCTTGAGTCCATCTCGAACGCTATCCGCTGGACTGCTTGTGTCGGTGCATCTCCATTAAGGACGCGGTTGTACTGACTCTTCAGGTGCTTATCTACCAGTACGTCTATTTCCGCCCGACCCTTTTCGGTGTTTGGGTCAGGCATTTTGTAGGTTCCCTCTAGGCCGGGGGTTCCAACACGCTGATTGGCTTGCTGTATCTCAAAGGCGGCAATGTCATACTCGTCTTTGTCAGTCAGTCTTCCTTCAATTTCGTCGATGAAGCGTTCTTGCCTGCCTGCATTGGTGATCTGTTGATATCGACGATTAAACTTCGATAACAAGCCTACCTTTTCGCGGTAAGGAATCTTGGTAGCAGACGCCTCATACAAATCTTCGAGTAGGCTAGGTACTTCAGCACCGGAGTAATTGTCACGGAACTTTGCCAGTGTCTGAGGTATGTCGTTGACCTCAAGGATGCCGCGAATCTGATCTTCGCCTTTTGCGAGTGTTTCAGGGCTCATAAACCCTTCACGACGCCCCTGCTGGGCCCAATCGCTCTGCAACTCTTCCACAAACAGGACGTTATTGCCGTCCGTATCCACGCGGTCGGTGGTTCGGGCATGAAAGACGTTATTGATATCGTCAGGGAAGTGCGTTCCCTCCCTGAACTTCTTAGGACCCGCTAACCGATAGCGGATCTCACGATAATTTTCGCCACCGTCGACGGTGTAGTCGGACCATCGGGTATCACCCGCGAGCGACATCTCATCTTGTTCAAGTGCGTGTTGTGATAGGCGGACTTGGGCTTCGTTGACGCTTGTGGCGGAAGTGTCAGTATCCTGCCTGCCGTAAGTTGCGTTATTACGATCAACACCAAATTCGCGTTGTAATGACGGCGAAGCGTCATTCGTAGGCAAAAATGCGTTGTCATACGGGCCCTGAACCAGCCGATAGCCCTCAACAGGACTACCATCCACGTAAAGCTGGACAACTGTCGCGGGGTCATCGTAGTACATTGTCGAGACATTTTCGTAAGCGTTCTGACGAAGCTCGTTTTGAAGCGACGATGACAAATCATCGAAATCTAGCTCGTTTTGTGACCACTTCTTGAGGGCTCGCTCTCGCTCATCGAGGGTGTCATCGGCCTGATCCACGAATTCGGTGTAGTAATAGTCCTTGATGTTCTCTTCGAGATCAAAATCCATCTCCGCTTCGACGCCACTGGCGCCGCCGAAGTATTCTTCCATCTCCATTTGCTGAACATCGAAGTCTACGTCAGACTCTCGGCCCCCAATCGCAATCTCTTCCTCGAATTCGATGCGGTTTTCGTCGATACGGGTAAGAATTTCGTCCTGAGTAACCCGTCGCTGTTCAAAAAGCTCTGCTAAACCAAGCTCTTCGAGCTCCTCTTTGGTCACGCCCTGCTTGATGAAGTGCCTACGCGCGTCAGAGCCGATATTTTTCAACTGCTTCATCTTCAAGGCGACATCTTCGGCCTTGGAGTACAACCTTTCGGGGTTTAACGACGCTTTGATGATGGCTTTGGTTATGCGAGGCATGATTACGCGGCCTTTTGGTTAGGAATCCAGTCTTTGGCCAGCATCTCCAGCCAGTCGTCGAATGATATTACAAAAACGCCCTCTAAATCCGCATAGGATGGGCTAAAAACACTCATCGGTAGCGTCACGCGAATAGGTTTGTTGTTGAACTTCCAAACCAAGGCGGGAATGTCATTACCGGCGGCCGTACATACCTGCTCCCACCACGCTTTTTGGAACCACCAACCATCCTTGTAGGCCTTACACTCGATCGCATAGCCGGGAATGGTGATGTCGCAAAGGTTTTTGGCCTGATATTGATCAAGGTTGCGCTTGCAATGGACGTCAACACCCTGCGCCTCAAAAAAATTATTGAGACGTTTTACGATGTCCCGCTCAAAAGCGGCCCCTTTATTTCGCGAATCTGCCATTTAGCGATAGTATCCTATCTGAGGAAAAATTCTAGGCCATAGGGGTCCCTTGGCCTTTTGCAGAATCGACCCCCACCCCCACAACCGGAGCGCTACCCCTCCAAACCATAGCGCTGGGGGTGCGGGGTCCCTTTTATCCATCAAATAAAATTAAGTTTTGAATGTACCAAACTCAGCTATAGCTATACGCCATCGGCCGCGCGCGATTCAGGGGGGTGCGGGGGTCCCCCCTATTGCGATCTGAAGGTCGTTTTCCGACCCCATAGAGACCCTAATACTAGTCCCATTGCGTCCAACACAGGCCAATACAGGCCGCTGAGGGCGCAAAGTGACCCGTGTGAACACACGAATAGGCAACAGGGGTCACCGAATCGGCCCAATAATCGGTAAAAACGATGGCAAACAGGGTTTTTTGAGGTTTTTCCGGGATTCTGGCGGGGCGTAGAGAGAGAGCCTCTCTACGCGGTTTTACACATCGATGCGCAGGATTTGTGCTGTCAAAAATCTTTATCTGTAATCTTGCTGTCAGTGCCTAGCAGTTCGTTGAGCCGTGACTTGATGTCTTCCTTGCTCATGCTGTCGATGTTGGCGTTGATGTTGAGATTCTGAGTGCGCTGAACCGTTAGTCCACCCAGTTGATTGAGCTCTTTTACTGCACTGACTGCCGCGTTGTAGTGGCCGCTATCAAACGCCGTCTCCGCGATGTTCCACAGCATCGACCCGGTCTTCTCAGGCGTGATGGCAAACTTCTCTCTTAGCTCCTCCTGCTTTAGCCTGATCGACTTCGTAACGTGAGGATGCGTCTTGCCGTCCATCATCTTCGTGGCGCTTGCCGCAGGGAATGAGAACCCAGCTCTTCGAGCGGCCTCTGTCTGCCCACACGAGCCCTCTGTGTA